CAATCGTTGGGTGTGGCATCAAGAAGTAGAAGATCAGGTATTACCTAAGTCAATGGGTAAAGCACCCCTTGACTCAAACCCCTGGCTTGTGCTACGCTTTAACCATGTAGACGGTGAGGTCTATGGACGCGGTAGGGTAGAAGAGTTCATTGGTGATCTAAAGTCACTTGAAGCTCTGTCACAAGCACTGGTTGAAGGCAGCGCAGCAGCTGCTAAAGTAGTGTTTACTGTCTCCCCATCCAGTACCACCAAACCATCAACGCTTGCAGCTGCTGGCAATGGTGCCATCATTCAGGGTAGACCTGATGACATTGGTGTAGTACAGGTAGGTAAGACAGCTGACTTCCAAACTGCTTATCAAATGTTAGGTAGTTTAAGTCAACGTTTAAGTGAGGCATTCCTTGTTCTTAATGTAAGACAATCTGAGCGCACAACTGCCGAAGAGGTTAGAATGACTCAAATGGAATTGGAACAACAACTCGGTGGATTATTTAGTCTACTTACTGTTGAGTTCCTTGTTCCTTATCTTAATCGTAAACTAAGCGTTGCACAAAAAACAGGAGAGATACCACGCTTACCTAAAGGTGGTATTGTTAAACCTACTATTGTTGCAGGAATCAATGCACTTGGTCGTGGTCAAGACCGTGAAAGTCTTGGTCAGTTTCTTACAATCATTGCTCAAACAATGGGACCAGAAGCTATTCAACAGTTTATTAATCCAGAAGAAGTTGTTAAACGTTTGGCAGCAGCATCTGGTATTGATGTATTGAATCTTGTTAAGAGTATGCAAGAGATACAGCAAGAACAACAACAAGCTATGGCTCAACAACAACAGATGATGGCTCAACAACAAGAACCTCAACTAGCTGCTGTTGATCAAAAACGTGAGCAAGCTGCAGTACAAATGATGCAGCAACAACAAGAACAACAACCACCACAATAATATGGCAGAAACACTTACTATCAATGAAACCCCCACTGATCAACCAGAATTTAATGCTGATGAGCAGAACTCATTAGAAGTTGCTGAGTCTATTTCTGGGGAAGATCAGACGCTACTTGCAGGCAAGTTTAATGATACTAAATCATTGGAACAAGCTTACCTTTCTTTACAAAAAAAACTTGGTGAACCACGTGATGAACCAGAAGTTGGTGAAGAACAAGAGCAAGAAGAAACAGCAGCTGACTCCCAAGAAGAACAAACAGAATCAACTAAAGACTCTGGTAAGCTAACAGAAAAGCAAGCCAATCAACTATTTGATATGGTTGGTGGTGAGTCTACTTATAAAGACATGCTAAGCTGGGCTGGTGAATCTCTTTCTCAAGAAGAAATAGAAATGTATGATTCAGTAATGGCTGATGGTAATGCTAACTCTATTTACTTTGCTGTTCAAGCTTTGCAAAATAAGTATACAGATTCTGTTGGTAAAGATGGTCAGCTATTAACTGGTAAGCGTTCCGCTACACAGCAAGACGCTCAGTTCCGTAGCCAACAAGAACTTGTTGCAGCAATGAATGATCCACGTTATGATAATGATCCTGCTTTTCGAGATGATGTCATGCGTAAGCTAACTAACTCTGACCTTGAATTCTAATGACTGTTACCACCAACGATCGCGGACAACAAAACCTCTTTGCTAAAGAACCCACCATGTACACTGACGAAAACTACACTGTGAATCACAACGACAAAGCAGAAAAACTAAACGGTCGCCTAGCCATGCTAGGTGTGATTGCAGCGCTTGGAGCGTATGCACTAACTGGTCAACTTATCCCCGGAGTATGGTAATGCCAATGGTTAATGGAAAGAAGTATCCCTACACCGCTGCTGGTGTAAAGGCTGCTTCTAGTGCAAAGAAAAAGACTACTAAAAAACCTGCTGGTAAAAAATACTAATGGCTAAGAAAGGTCTATACGCTAACATCCATGCTAAACGGATGCGTATCAAGCAGGGTTCAAATGAAAAGATGCGTAAGCCTGGTAGCTCTGGTTCTCCCACTGCTGCTAACTTTAAACGCGCTGCTAAAACTGCTAAGAAAAAATGATTGAATGCCCACAATGTACTGTGCAACAGCAGTACGTTCTAGAACAACTACAGACATCTGCTGGTGTTACAGATCGAACTGCACTTGCTGTCATTCTGGGTAACATCCAACAAGAGTCAACTTTTAAATCTAATGTTTGTGAAGGCGGTGCTATCATACCTTATGATAGATGCCTTGCTGGAGGTTATGGTTTAATTCAATGGACTTCTAAACATCGTTACCTTGGTCTCGGTACTTTCTGTGCTGAACGCAACAACGATCCTAGTGGTTTGAAATGTCAAACTGCATACTTAATAGATGAGATGAAGTTTAGGGATGACCTAAGTGCTTTTCAAACTCCTCATCAAACAATACCCTATTACATGAATGCTGCCTATCATTGGTTAGGCTGGGGTGTTCATGGTAATAGAACAAAACATACTTATTCTTTTTTAACTAAACTACAATGAAAATTTTTGCTATCCTCCCTGCTGCTTTGTTTGCTGCTTCCCCTGTACTTGCCGGTCCTTATGTAAATATTGAGGCTAACTCTGGTTGGTCTGGTACTGATTACTCAGGTACTGTTATTGATAACCACGTTGGTTATGAAGGTTCTAATTGGTATCTCCAAGGCGGTCCTAGTATTGTTAGTCCTGATGGCGGTGACTCTGAAGTAGAACTGTCTGGTAAAGCTGGTGGTTCTGTACCATTGGGTGAGAACCTTGGTGCATACGGTGAAGTATCCTTTGTCACAGGAGATGACAACAACGGTTACGGAACAAAGCTTGGTGTCAAGTATAGTTTTTAATAGCTAAATAGATTTAATGGAGGGTGCAATTCCCTCCCTAGCTTTGGACAGCCAAGTCCTTAAAATGGTCTTACTTACTAGAACAAAAAACACATGAACTATTATTTAAATGACCGCTACTATTTCGCTACAAAGACAACAAAAGAACGCTTGGAATAACTTCTGTGACTGGGTAACCAGTACTAACAACCGACTGTATGTTGGTTGGTTCGGAGTCCTTATGGTTCCAACACTTATTGCAGCAACAACTTGTTTTATTATTGCATTCATTGCAGCACCACCCGTAGACATCGATGGCATTCGTGAACCAGTTGCAGGATCGCTCCTGTACGGAAATAACATTATATCGGGAGCAGTTGTCCCGTCTTCAAACGCTATCGGACTTCACTTCTACCCAATCTGGGAAGCAGCAAGTCTCGATGAATGGCTGTACAACGGCGGACCATTTCAACTGGTCGTCTTTCACTTCCTTATCGGTATCTATGCTTACATGGGACGCGAATGGGAACTTAGCTACCGACTCGGTATGAGGCCCTGGATCTTTGTTGCATACTCCGCACCCGTGGCAGCGGCATCCGCTGTATTCCTTGTTTATCCCTTTGGACAAGGTAGCTTTTCAGACGCTATGCCTCTTGGCATTTCCGGTACTTTTAATTATATGTTGGTATTCCAAGCCGAGCACAACATCCTCATGCACCCCTTCCACATGTTGGGAGTTGCTGGTGTTTTTGGTGGCAGCTTGTTCTCAGCTATGCATGGATCTCTTGTTACATCTTCACTTGTTCGTGAAACAACTGAAACAGAATCCCAGAACTACGGTTATAAATTTGGTCAAGAGGAGGAGACGTATAATATTGTGGCTGCTCATGGTTACTTTGGTCGTCTCATCTTTCAATACGCTTCATTTAACAACAGCCGTAGTCTTCACTTTTTCCTTGCTGCCTGGCCTGTGGTTGGTATCTGGTTTACTGCCTTAGGTGTTAGCACCATGGCATTCAATCTGAATGGCTTCAACTTCAACCAGTCAATCCAGTCAAGTGATGGACATGTCGTCAGCACTTGGGCTGACATCTTGAACCGTGCTGGTCTTGGTATGGAAGTAATGCATGAACGTAATGCACATAACTTTCCACTTGACTTAGCTTCAACTAGCTCTACACCTGTTGCCTTAGTGGCACCTGTGATCGGCTGAGTGAGATAGATCTTACAGAGGGGTGCAATTCCCCTCATCACTATTGGCA